ATAAGCCGATGAATCAACAGTGCCACCAAATACTAAGTAATCGGTATTGCCAGCAGTTGGTTGATACATTTGGCAATAACGCTGGCAGGCAGCCAACTCGCCTTGAATTGTTCCTGTTGCAGTCTCAAATGGTGTTGCCTTTGATCCGTACTCAACCTGCACACCCCAGATGTCTAAAGTAATTGTTGTTGCTGCTGCAGGCAAGATTCTAGGTGCTAAGAAAGATCCTGCACCAATAGTCTTTCCAGTCATTGTGCCTAGAGTTACTGTTTGACTAAATCTTGTCCATGAAGTAGTTACTGAATGGCTTGCCTGTGCAGAATAAACATCAGATGAACCACCTGAACCAAAGTATTGATCGAAATCAGTTTGGATTGTTGCGCTGCTTCCTGCTTTTGCCCAAAATGATAAAGTCACTGTTTGACCTGCGAAAGTTCTAACATCTTCGATTGGTTGCTGTATTAATTGGTAAGTGTTTCCTGTGCCAACAGCACTCAAGGCATAGCGATAAAAAAAGTTCGCTTCGTAACCTGCAACAGGTGCGGTTCCCGGGGTAAATGTCTGCTGAGAAATTGTACGCGTTGCGCCTGTACCATTGTGACTTACCTGCCAACGATCTGCAGTGTATGCACTAGATGATGGATTGCTAAAAGATGTACCGCGTTGCCAGATGCCAAAATCACCATTAATAATCTTATTCTTACCAGCTTGACCAAAGCCTACATTCCAGAGTGATGTGTCAATGGCATCGCCCAATGCGCGAATGTCCTGTGCGCCATTTTTTACAAGGCTTGAGTTATCTGGCTCAGCCCATCCATAGTTCGGTGAAAGTGCCATGTTAGGTTAGTGCTCCTGTCGCATTTGTCCATGTAAGTGTACCATTCACGCCCGTCCAGATTAGTGATGCAGGCAATACTGTTTCCCACTGAGTCGTGCTGAGTGAGAAGTCTGTAGCTGAGACATAGAGAGTTATGTCCACATATGTAGGGGTGGCGTTAAGTGCCACATTCTCCACAAAGCCGTCAAAGATTCCACCAAGCAAGTTGCTAGGCAGATTGTTGATAAGTACAGGCTGACCAAAAAAGACCCCGATAAGGCTGTCAAGCATCGCACTAGGCATGTCTGGATTATCTAGACGAAAGCGAATAGCACCCAATGATGCTCGTGGCGTAGCACGAAGTTTAAGCTCTCTAGAGGCGATATCAGTGATGTCCGCAAGGTTCTTAATGTTAGAGTCCACAGACCGCTCAAAGAGCCCGTAAGAGGCTATGGAGTCTGTGTCAGAGGTGCTGTAGGTAGATCCGTATCCTGTAGCGTATTTGTAAATAAGGCTGTTACGGATGCGAGCAATCTGAGTTGTTGAGGTGATAGAGCTTGGTGTTGCATATGCGCCATCGAGGTTAGTAAAGCCATTTGCTGCGAGATAGTTAGATCTGTGGTCTGCATCTGCATAAGAGACATCTCCGTCTTTCTCCTCGTACATTTGACCAAGTGCGCTGTTAGCAATCTGATCTGTCAAAGTCTGAGACTTAGCAGTTGAACTAGCTGCAAGAGCAATCATTGTGTAGAAGCCTGAGTCAACTTCACCGATGTAAGATTCTGCATTAGCCCATGTCACATCTGCTGGATAAGTGTCCCATGTCACAGTCGGTGTGACTTCTGCCCATGTGAGGTTAAGGGCTGATCCTAGAATAGCTGCAATCTGTGCGCCATCTAAGCCTTCTGCAAGTGCTGTGTTATAGACAGCCTTAGTAAGTTTAGCCAGTGAGCCAATGCCCAAGATAGTGCCAGTAGTGACATAGCCTAATTCTTCAGGGCTACGCACTCCGATGTTAAAGTCTGATACTTCTCCACCGAATACAGTGATATAAGTACCACTGCTATTCTTCAGCTCTAGCGTGACTGGCTCTGTAACATTGATTGTGAATTCTGTATTGTCTGTATTGACAATCTCTACTCGGCAGTAACCTGCTGTAGGTTGCCGGTCAATATCTAAGCGACCAGAGGCATACGACACAGAGGTGACAGTCGTATAGACATCATCACCTACTGTAACTCGCCATTCTGGAAGCCATGTCATAGCGTTGTCAGTGTTCCTCTTTGTTGCGCTTCACGGAGTACATTGTCAATCGCTTCTGCAATAGCGTTAGGATCTCCCACGCCTGTGTTCACGATGATCGTGTTACCTGATCCACCGCCTGAACCGCCTCGGTTCATGTTAGGGCTATACCCTCCCATGTCACCGACTGAACTCTGGTAAGCAATAAGGTCACGAAGATCCTGTGCATTCTGCATATCTAATAGATCAGCAAAAGCGTTAGCACGAGCAGAAGCTGCATCTGCATATTCAAGAATAGCCCCTACAGATCCGCCTGCTGTTGAAATAGGGGCAATAAAATCTCCTGCTGGGATGCCTGACCCTAGTGACCCGCTTGTCGGTATCTTGGCTTTACTTTCGGTATTGGCTTTAGAAAGCAAGTCCAGCATCTCTCGTATCTTAGCAAGGGCTGCATCTAGGTTGCCTAGATTGATTAAATCAGCTGGCTTAAGACCTTCAAGGATTGATTTGATATCTTTTAGCTTTAAGTCTTGGTTAGTAAGAGCACCGAGTATCTTAAGGTCAGCATTTAGCTTCTCGGTTGCTTTAACGATGGCTGCCTCATCCTTAGCAGCAATAGCATCCTCAAGATTTGAAATAGATTGCTTTACATTTAGGCGAGCAGTGTCATTAGCGATCTGGAGTCTTTGTGTGTCAGTGGTGGACTTGGCTAGTTGCTCGGCTTGATTCTTAAGAGCTGCTGCATTCTGGATCTTGTCCATGTCAAAGACATCGTTGCCCTTATTCAGAGCCAGTTGCGCCTTATCAATAGCCAGTTTTAATCTAGCAGCCTTTAATGCTGCTATTTCCGTTGCTGTAAGTTTCTTTTTAGCCGCTAAAGTCTTAACGACATACTCAGCCTGTAATCTGGCTAAATCTGCTAAACCTTGTGCCTCTACACCGCTGCCAGCTGGAACCCGACCAGCCTCAGCAAGAAGGCTAAGATATGAACCAAGAATGGGGATGAGTTGAACATAATCTTCAATGCCGGCATTCTTGAACCCCGGAATTTTGTTTAATTGACCAGCTAGTATGCCAATACCGCGAATAACATCTGCAATGTAAATAGCCGTGTTCTGCATTGCAGTTGCTAGGTTATCGACTGAATCTTGATCACCTAAATTTTTAAGTGCATCGATTAAACCTGTACCGATAATCTCAGAAGCATTAGCAGATGCAACTGCTAACTTATCGATTGAGCCCTGAAATGTATTCGCAGCTTGTGTTGCTGCTCCCTTAAATGTTGTTTCAAGTTGCCCAATGATATCTTCAAACTTGCCAGCTTTAAGATCTGCCTTTGAGATGCCTACGCCTAAACGAGACAATGCAGCGTTATTGCCTAGGTATGCACGACTCAATGCTCCTGTTACAGAACCTAAATCCTTGCCAGTTGCAGCACTTATGTCTAATGAAAGATTAAGAAGTCTTTGTGCTTCACTAGTATTCTGTGTCGCGACCGCTAGTGTCTGATACGCGGGTCTCAACTTGTCATCGAGAATGCCGAACTCGCTTTGTAGTCTCTGGATGTAATCCTCAGAAGATGCTGCATCTCGACCAAGTCCAACATTCTTAAGAGCTAGGGCTAATTGCTTTTGTGCTTTCTCATCTTCTGCTGCTGCCTTAACTGCTTTTTTACCATAAGCAAGAATCTGCTGACCACCAAAAGCCAGACCTAAAGCCCCTGCCAATTTCTTGACATTCTTGCTCATCTTTTCTGTTGCTGTATCAGCTTGTCTAAAAGCCTTCTTGCCAGTAAATTCGGCAGCAATATCAATTTTCACATCTGCTGCCATTAGTTGCCCTTCACTCTCTGTTCAAATTTCATTTTAGAATCTTCAATTGCTTTAACAACTGCTGCGTTAGCCTTGCCTTGATCTTCTGCCCATGCACGAAAGATTGCGCGACCCTTCATCTTACGAGAAGCGCGACCTGCCTGCCCTGTTTCTCTTTGATAAGCATTAACAATAGGTGAAGTGCGACTCATAGCATCGATGAATTGTTGACCAGCGTTAGGGTTATTGCTGACAGATTCGCCTTTAGATCCTGACCGAATTGTCTTTCCAAAATTAGAGTGACTAGGTGCTACTACTTTAACTAATGGAGCTTGAGGTCTGCCCTGTGGATTTAATCGACCAGCAGTTTCATATATAGAGCCAGATGGTGAAGCATTAACGATGCGAGCAAGGGCGCGAAAACCTGAACGATTAGGCTTTGAAGGAGATGTTTTATAGCCAACACCACGCTTGGCTTCAGAAGATGACCAGACTCGATTACCCCAAGTGCCATTACCGCTTTTAGCCCATCCACTTAAAGGCGTGCTAGATGGAATGAACCCACGAGCCTTGACAGTAATCGGCTTAAGAATTGCTGCGATTTCTTTCTGAGTTTCTTTAGCAAGATCAGGTGTAAACTCTCTAAGGGCTTTACGAAGTGCGATTGCGCCTTTTACCTCTGTTGGCATCGCTCACCTCTTTCGCTTCATCCTTGAGCCCCTGCACTAATGCATCGAGCATTGTCTTATCTAGATCCAACAACTGCTGTGGCGAGATCCCTAACCTAATGCTCAAGCGAGCAATTAAGTAGGTGAACGGGAGATCTCGCTTTAAGCTAAAGGGTCTGAATCAAGCACCTCGACACTTTTAAGTGTCTCAATGAAATCCATACCAAAAGGCTTAACAGACTCACCTGACCTGCGTGTTACTTCCCATGCTAACCAATAGACATCGCTCTGCTTTTCTTCATCGCGAAACGCCTTATGGAAGCCCTTTTTAGCGTACTGCTCAAATGAGTACTCCACTGCTGGAGTGATCTCGCCTTCCAATACGCTTCCATCTGTACGAACGATCTTTAGTTTTGCCATGAGTTTGCCCCTTTATAGTTTGTTTAGAATGTGCCTGATGTGGCGACTGCAACTGTTGAGTTAGCAGTAAATGTGATCGACTGTGTGGACATATCGCCAACAGCACCATTGATGTCTGTTGTGTTGTTCACTAGTAGTGAGACAGTGTAAAGAGGGTTAGTAGCAGATACTGCTGTTCCCTTTTCCTGTAGGAATACACATGTGACTGTTGTACCCCATGCAGCTTGTAGTGTTGCCAATACATTTGTCGCTGCTGTGTCATTTAGGAAATCGATTGTTACAGATGATGCTTCCAAGCCCTTAACGAACTTGTGTGCTGTGTCACCCATCGCTGTGACTTCCAATTCGTCAAATGTGCGATTCAAAGTAATACTTGTTACATGGTCTGAAAGATCAACAGAGTTAATCTTCACACCGACTTTGTTATTTAGAAATACAGCCATGAGATTATTCCTCGTCTTTCTTTGTAGGTGCTGGCTTTGGTGCTG